CTCTGTCGAGTTCTAGCTCCTGCGCATCGTTTTGCGCATTTGCGATGAGTTCCTGCTCACGCAAGGCTAGGTCCTGTTGCTTTAATGCAACAATCGGGTCTTCCTGTTGCGGCGGTGCCATAAGTTGCGCAAACTCCTGCATCAACTCTGCTTCCTTAGCGGCGACCACATTTACCATCTGCTCTGGTGGCAACATCATACCGCCAGCTTGCGCTTCTTGCTGAGCAATCTGCTGTGCAAGCAAGGACAAATGCTGGAAAATGTGCTTCTGCAATGCAGCAGCTAGCGGCGGCTGTGCTTGAATCAAAGGCGTTTGCATAAACGCAAGGTGTGCACTGATGTGCGCACGGTGGTCTTGCTCGGGGAACGCCTGTGGCCCTGGTGCACCATCGGGTATAGCAAGCACATTGCTGTTCTCTTGCAGTGGCCCAACAGGTTGTGGCTCTTGCGGAGGCGTTAGCAACTGATCGATGTTTGTTACACCGAGTGCTTCGTACATGCGGCGGTAAGCCTCGTACATATTGTGCATCTGCGGTGCAGCATTGGCGAGCTTAAATTGCTCTTGTGCCAAGCTGACCCGTTGCGACATGCTGAATATATTCGGGTCGCTTACTGGCAATATATCTACGCGCGCATCAAAATCTTCGCGCACAACTTCGGGTTGGGCGGGCGCTACATCGTACGGGTAACTGCCAGTGCCTTCGGCAAACAACTTTGCCAAAAGTTCAAGCTCTAACTTCATACTGGCGTGCATGCGCTTATGCACAGCAGACATAACCTTAGCACCACGCTCCAATAGGGCGATTGTTGTGCCTACGGGCATCTCTTGGTTTGCATCACCTACGCCTACCTCGGTGGTGCCAACAAATTTTTCAGCACTTGTGACTACAAAACCGAGTAATTGGAACAGCGTACCGCTAGGTTCTTTGTAGGGCAGGGGCAACAAACTGCCGCGCAGGTCGTTACCAGGCACATCTACGTCGCGAAACTCGCCAGGTTGAATAGGATTAGCATCGTCACTGATGCGTAAACCCCGCGCTTTGAAGCCAGCAGGCAAATTGCTCAGTGTACCGGCGTCAATTAGCTGGCGTAACGTGCTTGTGGCGCTGCGACTATTGTTGCCGAGCAAATGTATCAGTCCAAAGCCATAAAAACCCAGGCCAGGAGTGAATTTATACTGCACAAAGTACTGCAAAGGCTCTTTGCGACGGTCGTTTTGCGAAAAATTACGCCGAATAGCCAAAATTTGGTCTGTATCAGTGCAAATCGTGACCACATAAGGCAATTTTATGCCTGTTTCTTCGCCTTTTTCGTCTTTGTCAGGAAATGATTCCAAATCAAGGTAACAATGGCACTCAATTAACGTTAATTCTTCATCATCGCCGATTGATTCGCGGCCCTCGATCTTGTCATACGTCTCTTTGATGTCGTCGCGGTCGTAACCGCTGTCGCCCATGATGTCTACATCAGCGTAAAAACCGCTTACTTGCAGCTTTCGCACTGCATTTTGCGACATACGCAACACATGCGTTACACGTTCGGCTGTTTGTAAATCAGTAGCTGCATAGTTTACGATCAAATCGTCTGCCGGTACAAATTTACTGACCTCGCGGCCTAGCTGGCCGTCAAAATATACCTTTTTGAACGCACTACCGCTCAAGCCAAGGTAATACAGCATTTGGTCGAACTCACGTTCGTACTCTTTCATCTCGTACATAATTTTATAATTCATAAAATCTTGTACGCGCTGACTCGCTTGTTCAAGGGCGGCGGTGGGTGTGCCAATAATCGTTGTACGCACTGGCCCGCTACTGGGCAAAAGTTCCTTATAAGCACCTGCTTGAAACTGCGTAACAGCTTCGTTCAGCAGCGGGTGCACAACACCCGTAGCGCCCTGGAAGGGTTCTGTTCTATTTTCATAAGTCAAACCCAACAGGGCAAGGCCGTCGGTATATTGCTTTTCCCAATCGCTGCGGCTTGCGCGGTCATCTTCATAACTACCGCGTATCTCGCTACTGATGCGGCCTAACTCTTCTTCGGGAAGCATCTCCGCCAAATTGCTATCAAACGCTGCATCAGGGCCTTCAGTTTCATCTTCACCGAATGATAAAGTCGCACCGCCATCTGCATCCTCCACAATCTCGACGTCTACATCGTCGGGGGTAGCTTCCTGCTCATCTGACAAAAGTTGCTCAAGGGTCAAGCCTTCTTGCTCGGGTAAGCCTTGCGGCGCGCCGAACATGCCATCATCAATCATAGCCATGCTTTATCCCCTAATAATAGATGCGCTGCGGTACATACCTATCAACGTCATCCTGCCAATCTTCCGGATGCGCTATAAAACCGCCTTCTCTAAAACGGCGCAACGCTTGTGTGACTGTATCAACGTAATCGTCATGCTCGCCACCGGGGAATGCAGCACATTCCTCGATAACATCCTCAGCCCAACTTGTTCCAGGTGCCCATACTAAACCAGCCTCTAATATAGGGCTGACGGTATTTACCCGAGTAATTTTATCATTACCACGGCTAGGGCTGTAATTGATAACAGGTATACCCATTTGGCGTAACTCGTGTGTCAACGGTGTACCACTGGCCTTAGCCTCGATCAATACGCACTCAGGTTCCCAATATTTATACTCTTCTTGGGCAACACGCCGCAAGTCAGGAAAGTCCCACCTACCACGGCGGGCATCCAGCAATATCACATTAAAAGGGCCGCCTTCCTCTGGCTGGAACACACCCCACGTTGTAATCGCGCTATAGTCAGCGGCTGTCTTCTTACTATACGCCGTATCGTACGATTGCATAATGTAACTCAGCGGGGGTAAATCCTCTTCCTCCCACACCTGCCACCAATCACGTTTGAGTATTGCCGCTGTTTCGCTTGTCGGGTTCTGCTGCCATTGAGCTTCCCACTTAGCGATAGACAAACTACCCTTAACAGACAGCAAGTCTTTTTTGTTCCAAAACTGTGGCCAAACAGGCTCATCATTCGGCATGATAGCAGGGAACTCAATCACTTCCCACTGGTCTGCCAACACATCGCGGCCCTGCTGTTTGACTAATTTGCCAGTCAAATCATTCTCAGCCCAACGCGTCATTACGATTACGATAGCACCACCAGGCTGTAACCGCTGGCGCGGGCCACTAGTATACCACTCATATGCATTCTCTAACGCACTGGGGCTCAACGCATCTTGTTCACTATGGGGGTCGTCGATTATCAACAAATCAGCGCCCCGGCCAGTAATCGCACCGCCTACGCCAGCCGCAAAATATTCACCGCCATTACCTGTTTCCCACCGGCCGGCTGCCTTACTGTCAGCGCGCAACTGCACTTTAGGGAAGATATGTTTATACTCTTCCGTATCCATAAGGTTACGCACCTTACGGCCAAACCGCACAGCCAACTCTGCCGTGTGCGTTGTTTGAATAATCTTCAACGTCGGGCGGCGGCCAATCAACCACGCCGGCAACAAATAACTGCTAAACTCACTCTTCGTATGGCGCGGCGGCATATTAACTATCAGCCGCTTACTCTCGCCAGTAGCTATGCGCTTAAAAGCTGCTGCCATACGGGTATGGTGCATACCGCCTATAAACTCCGGCCAAACAACCTTCACAAAATCTAAAAAATCAGCTTGGGCAGCATCCGCCTTAGCAGTTGCACCTGCACGCTCTAACAAGTGGGCAAATAATTTTAACTTATCTTCGGGGATGCTATCAAGGTTTACGCCTAGATCATTAGGCATATGGCACCTCTAATTCGCAGGGTCGCGCACAAAAGCCAACACCTGCTGCTTAACATCATCGGGCAAGTCCAACAACTCACACGCAGCAATCAATTGCAATCGGCGGTCGTACTTCGGGGGCAAACCACGGCTGCCCCACGCACTCACCATCGCCTTACTCATACCTAACCGCTGTGCAAAATAAGCTGTACCACCAGCATACTTAAAAAGTAGACTTGTATTCACTATTTTTTGCCAGCGTATTTTCTTTTACTTTTTCTTAGGTCGGCCACGTATTACTCCCTTCAAAGTTTTTGCTTGACCAGCATGTAACTTAGATGCCTTATTCAAACCCGTAATAACTTTTTTTATCTTCGCTTTAGCTTTCTTCATTCTCGTAACTCCTACACTTAGGGGCGTACTCGTCGTTCCATTATCTATCGGTCAACATACGTGCTGCCAAACCAACTGAGCACACCACCTATCAATCCACCAAACACAACACCAACCATAGTCAATGCTGCACCCATACCACGCCAACGGTTAAGGGACTCATTCTGCAATGCAACCATTTTATACAGATTCTGCACATCTGTTTGTAAACGCTCGACCTTGGCCGAAAGTTCACTGATCTCGCGGTGCAGTCGAATGTCATTATCATCTGACATTATATCATGTCCCGTGGCCGATTTGATTTGCAACCTACATTATTTGTGTAGAACCGTACACATGCTAATGCCTGTGTACTGGTCTCCGTGCAAGGGGGGTGCACCCTTTTTATTTACTGGTTTTTACTGTGCTTTTATTTGGCGGGGGTCCCTGGCCGTTAAGTAAAAGTAAAGTAAAGGGCGGCCCATTACTGGGCCGCCGCAAGTATTAGGTTGCTGGTTTTACCCCGCTATTTGGGTTAAGCGCCACCATTACGCTTAGCGGTTTAGCAAGCGGGTTGCCGGTATGGCCGGCGCTATTGGTTTTATTGTATACGCCGCTAAGCAAGGCTAAATAAGCACTGTTTAAGTTAGTGTTAGCGCCGTTGTTTTTGCTAAGCGTGTTACTTTTGGGGTTGTTTTTATGCGCTAACAGTGCCGCTTGTGCCAAGCTAGTGCCTTGCACCCACAGCGCGTTAAGTATAGCCATACGCACGGCGGCGTTGCCGTTTTTGTAAGTGTTATGTTGTACAAACGGCCACGTAATGCCGGCGCTAAGCCCCCAGTTATTATGGGTAGGCGTAAACCCGGCAACCTGCACAAGCCCCATATTATTTGGCCCACCGTGCTGGTTAATAAACGCGTTTAACACGGCGCAGTGTATGCTACCGCCGCCAGCGGTTGGCACACCTTTTTTGGCCGCAATAACAGTACCCGGGTTGCACCAATAAGCGGGGGTATGCGGCGTTATAATGTTAGCAAGGTTGGCGGGTATAGGGTTAGTTTTGTGTGCTTGGCTAAGTATGCCAGTGTACACCGTGCCTTTATGGTTAGGCGTGGCAATAGGTGCCGGCACGGGTTGCGCTGGGGTTGTTTGCTTTTTGGTTGGTTGTTTTGCCATTGTGTTAAACCCTTTACTGGTTAGGGCATAGCCCCATTGGCTATGCCATATTGTTATAATAGCGCACCGCGCGCGTTTTGCAATAGTGCAAAACACAAAAAAGTGAAATTTAATTTAGCGCGACGACTAGCAGAATAGCGAATGCCGCTGCGAGGGTTGCGAGGAGTAAAAGCATGGGTGGACCCTTTGCTGGTTGCACTATGGTAAGCAACCACGGCCGAGCGGCGCGGCCTAGCAAAAAGCGCTCCGGCTCCGGTCGGGGTCCGGTCGGGGTCCGGCTCCGGTCGGGGTCCGGTCTTTCTTCTCTCTGTCTACCTTCCTGTGTCCTAGAAAGTAGATCGTCCTTGATCATTTGCGATCTGATTATCAGTTATCGACTGTCAACCATCGACCATCGTTTATCGACCATCGATCATTAACGATCGTAATTGATCAAGCAGATTATCAAAGTCGCCCGACGGTCCAGAGAACAAGAGCGTTGGATTATCAATAATCGCCTCGTATCCAGCAGCGTAGAGTTCAAGCAACCCTGATCGTGGCCGATCAACCAAGTTGTAAACAGAACCTCCGTTCTGCAAATACGCTGTTTGCCACGCGATTTGATGTGGCGATAAGAGTTTCGGTAAATTCACTCTTAACTTGTTGTTGCAGATTTTCAGCTCAAGCCAGAACGCATGGCCGTTGATCACACCGTGCACATCTGGCACGCCTGGTGTCGCCCAGCTTTCCAGTCGTGTCCAATGGAACGGCTGCGCTGCGGCGCTCGCGCGGAGCCGATGCCACAGCTTGCTTTCAGGCTTAACAGGCATCTTTTGAACTTTGCTTTATAGAAGACGATAGCCTGGGTACAGGCTCATGTTTTTTTATAAAATCAAAATCGCCGCGCGGGCCAGAAAAAGTTTGTCTTTTGATATTGGATTGTCCATTGGTCCAATATCTGTGTTTTGTGGTATATCAACCACTTACATACCGTGATATCAAGATAGTGAGATATTGGGCTTGACGTGAAAAAATTTTTTTAACGTTAGAAGTCCGCTATCACATTCTATATAGTAAAGTTTAAAAAGCCCCCGCACCTTGTGAGCGCGGGGGCTGGTTGATTAGCGCGGCAACAGCCAGTAGGTCGTAATGAACTTACCGCCGTAGCAAACATCTTCATGCTCACTAACAATGCGGTATTCGCCCGCAGGCACGTTACCAAACGCTCTTACGTTGGTAATGCCGTGGTCTAGGAACTTAAACCCAACATGGTCGCACCGATCCGCCACGCTTGGGTCGTGGGTGTAATCAGTAACCAGCATTTGGCAGAGTGTGCGTGGTGGGTTGTGCCGTGCTAAGAATGCCACAGCCCCCGTAATGTGGTTCTCTTCTTGTTTGCTGTATTCTACCACTTGTGGGTGTTCACCCACGGCGGTGTACGGTTCTGCATATTCGTCGTCTTTTGGCACAAACAGCAGTGCGCCTGGAGTTTTTGCCAGCCCGTAGGCAAAGTCAACGCGATTGTTAATGGCCGCTGCAATATGAGTGTTGCTTGGCGCCATAAGGGTTTGTTCGCTGTAGGCGTAGGTAATGGTGTTTTGGTAGTGTTTTGCAAGATTGGTCATAATGACCTCCTTTTGATTTTGGTTACAAAAACGGGTTTGCCCCCGCACTATTAAAGTACGGGGGCAGATTGCAGACCCAAAGTGCTATTTGTTCAAGGGGCGATGGCCCAGTAAACGTAGCTGTGCCACTCACGGCCCATAGTTGGGTCTTGGTAGGTAGTTTGTTCTTCGTAGAAATGTTGACCTGTACCTTGGTGCACGCCCAGGTAATCTAGCGTGACTTCGTTTACAAGCTGTTCAGCGGGCTGGTTTGCCAAATCTGGGTGGCGCTCCAAGTGTTGCAGGTTTACAGAGTGGCTGTACCGGCGGGTAGGCGATTGCGGCGCAATAACATCTTGCCACACAAGCTGGCCCCAGTCACCCACAAGCGTGGTGTGTGCTGGCAGGCTGTTAGGATTGTACGGTACGCACCACTCATTTTGCGTGGGGTTGTTGTGGTCATAATCGGGCGCATAACACTGCATGCCGCCAGGCCCCCAAGGATAGTTGCAAGGTTCGTCGCCATCCCCAGAACAAAAGGCTGCATCTGGGAAGAACAGGGTTGTGCTTGGGCTACTGAACAGTAAAGCGTATGCTTTCTTTTGTTGGTTGCTTGCATCTAGCAAGGGCAGTAGCAAACGATGCCCCCAGCTTTGCCGCATGGCAGCAGCTTCTAGCTGGTGTGCTTTGTTGTAGAACGTAAGTGCTTGCATAACTTCCTCCTGTGAACAAGGGGCAGGCTGCCCCCATACAATGTAAATGTACGGGGGCAGATCACCGACCCAAACTGTTTACTGTTCAAGCGGAATTAGCCAGTAGCAAGTGCTGTATTGTTCAGGCCCGTCAGGCCACCAGTGGGTAGTTTGTTCATACGCCACATGCCGCACCGCAGTTGATTTATGTTGTTTGCTGCTGAACACTGGCGCATGGCCCGGAACGTGCCAGCAATGCCACCAAGCGAACGTTGTTGCATGAAAGTAACAAAGGCTGGCGTGTTGCTCAGCAGGTGGCACTGGCACCTGAACGTGGTGACTGTACGCCACCTGTTTGTCACGCCCATCAGCGTGGGCGCGTATAAAACCCCAGACTTCGTCGTTGGCGGCATACAAAAACGGTGAATCGGTGCCGAACGCTGGTGCATAGCCAGTCTCGTCAATAGAATCGTACCAAAGTTCGGTTTTGCTGCACAGGTGTTCGCGCATAAACGCTTGCTTCGCCTCCAGTGCCTTAGCCAAGTACTCGGTAGCGGGCGCGTTTACATATTCGGCTGTAAACCGCTTGTTGATTTCGGCGTTGTAATAATCAAGTGCTGTGTTAGTCATAATGACCTCCTTTGGGTTTGCATAAAGGGAACAAAATAGCCCCCATACAAATACTGTATGGGGGCTGATTGTAGCGGCCAAATACTTTGTGTTCGTTTAGCGTATGCTGACCGCGCCCCCATAGCTGGGAGTGTCAATGGTAGTTAGGCTACCCATCCAAATCGCATGCCATTTGCCCTTGTTAGGGTCGCTGGCATCTGGCCGCCACAGGTAGCAATATTCAATATCGCTGGCCAAGTTATCTTGCCAATCGTCCACGCTAGCGTGTGTGCGTGCTTGACTGTTGGGGTCGCCACGGTCGCGGCCAAATGCAACAGTTACGCGTGGTTCGCGGGCACCATCACTGTGTACGCCGGTCGGGTACAAGTGTTGGTCAAGCACAACAAGATCGCCCAGCGCAATAAGTTCAGCCACGCGGTCGGTTGTTTTGTAGTGTTTGGTGAGCATTGCGCCCACCCCACTCATATAACCATCAAAGTGGCAGTAAATCACCTGCACACGATCGTCAGGTAAAAGCTGTGCAATGTTACTGCGAGTTGCCATAGTAATCCTCCTATCGGTTAGGCATATTGCACCAATACAAAACAGTACAGCGGCAGATTATCGCCACCTACTGGTTTTGGTTCAGCAATAAATACTCAGGGTATAGTGTTTGGCGGAACTGCCGTGTGCGGCGATCAGCACAAGCAATCGGCATTTTGTGGATTTTGCGTAGCCTGTGAATGATCGTAGCTAGGTCTGCGTGATTGCCTACACCAAGCTGTTGAGCTTGAGGCAAGTTGATGGCGCGATGTTCACGCAAGTATGCGCCAACAGCAGCAGTCAAATTTTTGGGCATAATCTGGTCCATAACCAGCTCCTTAAAAAAGTGCCCCCGAGTAGGGGCTCGGGGGCAATGTACTGGGAGGCAACATACACAAGCTGACGGGAAGGCAGCTTGTTCATGGTTTGGACAGGCTTACTTTGCCACAACCAAACGAATAAAGCTAGTGCCCCATGTTGCGCTGCTACGTGATTGGCCACCGTTCAGCAACATCAAGGTCATGATGTTGTTTTTAGCACTCGTGCCACGCTTGGCCCCCGCTCGTAGTATAGTGCTTAGGCGGTTGTCACCGTTTACGCCATGCAAGTGGTCCATAAGGTCATGGTAACGTGTGCCTTTGTCGGTGTACGTTTTGTCGCGGAAAAACGGTACTGGCCGGTCAGTATCAAGGGCTACGTTAGGTAACGCCTCAACACGCACGTTTTGTGGTTGACCACCCGCATACGTGCGTATGAACTGCCGTATAGTTTCCCAGGTAATTTCACCACTTGGGTGCTTTTCAGCGCCAAAGGTTACCCCGCCTTGGTCACTTTGCAGTGTGGCCACTTGCTCTGTGGCTTTAGGCTTGGGTGATGCAGCAGGCTTTGCTTTAGCCTCCGGCTTTTTGGCAACAGGAATGTCAATAGTCTTGACATTTTTGTGCTGCTTTGCCCGACCTTTAACAATTTGGTCGGCAGTGGGTTTGCTCGGCAAACCAGTTTTTGAAACAAGTGCATGTACAGTCATTGGTAAACCCCTTTCTCCGGGTTGTTTGCAATGTGTGTAATATTACAGGCAAGAGGCCGAACACAAAATACTTTTTTGTCATTAGTGCAAAAAAGCCTAAATTTCTGCCCGTTCAACACAGATAATGTTTTTGACGGCGATTGCATCTGGGAACTCGGTGTGTGCAAACACCATCAGTGTGTCAAAGTTCTGGCTGACGTGTTTCCAGCAATGTCCTGGGTTCACAAATCGCAACGGCTTATCGTTCCACATAGTCACTTCTATTGAATCGTGGTACGGCGTGTCCATTGGATTCATCCAAAACATAACGATTGCGATGATGAAATATGTGTTCATCAGTCAAGCAAAATAACTAGGAGCAGTGCGAACACTGCCCCTAGCGTGGCATAGAGTATGAACATATACGCCTCCACTCAGTGCATCAGCAAATATGCAACGAACACAACAGCGGATAGGCCGACGCATGCAAACAGGAACACAATGCCCTCAAGCAACCATGTGAGAATACCCATCATGCTCTCCTTTTACGTGCTGTGCCACCAAGCATCGTGCGCACAATGTTTGTACGATTATCATACTGTATATACTCACCCAGCATGTTTTGGTTCGGCACGGTATGAATCAAGTGCAGCCGCATACTTTCATTACCATGTGGTGTGATAGTAAACATGGGCTGTTCTGCAAAGTCAGTGTTGTGGCCGCCTACGCGCACCACAAAACCGTCGCGCACGTACACACCGTCTTGGCTGCGCCACTTGTCTGCAATGTACAAGTCAGTAGCGCCATACATATTGTTACTAGTCCACATAAGCAACCTCCTAGCAAAAACGCTTACCCATAAAAGGTGCATTAGCAGAGGGCAAATACCTAGTAAAAATTACTCGCTTGTAAGCACTTTATAATCTGCTGTTATTTCCTTCAGTGCGGGGTAATCCTTTTGCATGTCTTGTATTGCCCGCATCACCTCTTCACGGTTCATTTGATCGATCTTGCCGTGCATGATTTCTTTACGGTCAATGTAGATACCAGCAGCTTGACCACGAAACTTTTCTGCATTGATAGCGGCCGCAAAGTTACCAGCTTGCATCGCCTCGTCTCGCAGCTCAGCTAGTTTGCGCACATGGTTTTCAAAGTTGACTTCGTACTTACGACCAAGCTCTTCTTTGATTTCACGTATGCGGCGCGTCACGTTAGGCCATCGCTTTGGGTTAAGCAGTTCGCTAGCTTTACTATGTGCGCTGCGATTACTGTAGCCAGCCTCAACCGCGCACTGACTTTGCGTCAAATCATCGCGGGTGGCGTACAGCATCGCAAACTTTTCTTGTATTTTAGTCAGCCCTTTCTCGCGCTTTGGATTCGCTACGACTTCAAGCTGTTTTTTGTGTGTGACTTTAGGTGCTACCATTACATCCAATTAGGGCGTGGCCGCCCCCATCTATAATGAACAATGCCTAGACTTTCCTTATATTTGTAATAATCGCGGTAAGCAACAATCAGGTCATCATTTTTGTACTCGTCAGGCATGCACTGTGGCACTGGCGTGAACAGATTTGTGGCAATACCGAACGGTATTTGCGCGAGTGGCAATAACAATCGTATGGAGGCGTGGGTTTTGCCACGCCTGAACTTGAACTCTTCATGCAAGTGATAGAACAGATGGTGCGTCCATACATAGTTTTCCTTGCTGGTGCGCACCCAGACTGTCATTGGGTGATTCATGTATGCTTTTTGATACAGCCGGCATGCATCAGCATAACCATTACCATCGGTCAGCCTGTGTGCTGTGCATAGCATCTGTGCTGTTTCCAACACCATTTTCACCACATGCTTATCACCGTGCATTTGTGCGGCACGCTGCGGGTCAGTATCAAGGTGAAATATATTCATAGCAGCCCCTTTCTACGGGAAGTCCCGACCCAAGCCAGAGCACACAGGGCGTTACCCTCTCCGGCTTGGGTCAGGCTGGTGTTGTATGATTAAGCTGTTATCAAAACACGCCATGCGCACGCAGCGTGCAGAGGTGCCAGCTTTGACCAGCGCACAGAAAGGAAGCAAATAGGGGGGCCTCTCTGCACTGGCATCATACCTGGTTAGGTGCCCTCACCAGTTACGGCACCCGTAAAGGAGGTCTGCACCTCTCCCCCAATACCTTGTATCATATCTACGATGACGAAAGGGTCACCAAACTCGCGCAATGCATCTGTGGCTTGGTACAATGCAGTTTCAGCTTGCACAATCGCAGACTGCTTACCGCGCATGTAAGCAAAGTCATCAGCCTCAAGCGCCATCAGGTTGCGCTTGGCTTCGTAATAACGCTGATAGCACTGCCACAAGTGCTCCTGGTTTACCGCAACGGCATCTTCAAAGCCCTGTTCCTGCGGCCACCGCGCTTCGGTGTACTCACGTGCAATTTGGTTGACTCGGTTGTAAACGCTCATCACAGCACCCGCCAAACTTTGACCGTGCCATCATCCTGCACACGGGTTGCGATACGTTTTTGCTGGTTATATGCAGCATTGCGTAAGCGCTCAGCTTCATGCCGGTTAGCAACGTACACTGTGTCGCCAATGGCCATATCGGTAATCAAAGTAGCCCACCGGCCTGGGGGCGAAGGTGCATCAGTAGGTTTGCCTTTGATAACATTATACAGCTTTTTGAACATGCGTAACCTCCATAACTTATATACGCATATTTACAAAGCCACCGCTGACTAGTTAAAACAAACCTTTTTTACTCACCAACCTGTTCTTATTGTCGTAAAACAATTTGAACAAATGACACGCCGTGCATCGCTTATTTCAAGGAAAAAATGTATTGAACCGCAGTTTTCCTCTGGGCAGCGTATCGCGGTCACTTCGTGGAACTGTTGCTCTTCTTTTTTGAGCGGAAACTGTATTACGTTATCGTTAGCCATTGTGCACCTCAAGCTATCAAAGCAGGTGTCCAAGGTTCATCTGCGAACGTTTGTTTTGCGTCGCCCCAGTTTGCACCGAACTCAGCATCCACTAAACTCGGTACAGTCAGTGATACGCATGTTTCCATAATTTCTTTGATGGCCCGCGCATCTTTTTCGCTGCATACAGAAACATCAAGTTCATCATGAACTTGGATCATTGGCAAGTAGCCATTGTCATATAAAGCGACCATCGCAGCTTTGGTTTGGTCTGCTGCGCTGCCTTGTATGAGTTTGTTCAGTGCCTTGTACGTGAACGCTCGCCGAATGCTAGGGCCATGCTCACTGAACGCGTCTTGGTATGTCATTGGCTTGTAAGTGCCATACTTACTTGGCTCCCACTTGTCAAAACGGCAGCGTCGGCCCAGCAGTGTGCGGATCACGCCTTTGGTAGCTGCGCGCTTGCTGGCGTACTCGCTGAGTTGATTGACAAAGGGCACTTTGTCGTGGTACTCCGTAAACAGCTTTTTACCTTCTTCCATCTCTAAGCCCAGACTAGTAGCTAGCTTACGAGTGCCCATGCCGTAGAACAAACCGAGGTTAATGTCCTTAGCTTGTTTACGCGGCACGCCTACGATGTCTGCGGCCATTTGGTGAAAGTCAGTGTGCACATCGCGGTTGTACTCATCAGCGAACGCTTGTGCGCCCCTGAACTCTAACAGGCTTGCGTAGTGCACAACTAGCCGTGGCTCTTGGCTGCTGTAGTCAAAAGCACCCCACAACGCATCCCGCTCAGGTAAGAACAAACTGCGGATCATAGGGCCAATCTGTGCATTACGTGCGGGCATTTGCTGTAAGTTCGGGCTGCTGTAGCTGAACCGGCCTGTGATTGTACCTGCATCATCACTGCGTAACTGGTGTAGCTCTGCGTGGATGCGGCCATTGTGGCTGTGCTTTAATATCGTATCAACGAATGTAGTACGAGCCTTATTCAGCTCGCGCGTTTCTACGATCAGTTTTGGTACTGTATGAGTATGGTTTTTCAGCCAAAACTTCGTAAAGCTCGGCGCATCTGTTTTTTCAGTGCGGGGGTAGGGTAAGTCAATCGCATCAAAGGCGTCAGCTATACTGGCGGCTGCCCAGATCTCTACATGCTTACCTGTTTCCTTGTGTAGCTGAGCGAGTAACTGCTGCTCTTGCTGGTGAAAGTAACCCTTGAGATACTCTGCCCGGTCAAGGTCAATGCGCACACCTTGCTGCCGCATGGGGATAACAGTAGCTAGTACCTTGTGCTCAAGGTCTACAACGTCAGCTATGTCCTCCTGCACAATAAGCGATTGGAAGTAGTTCCACAGGCGCAGTGTCAATGCTGCATCTTGCTCAGCGTATGCGCCAACAAAACTGGCTGGCAGTTTGAACATCTCGCTTTTGGCATCAACGCCAAACTCAGCGGCAGCTTCGCGTAGGTCTTTCTCAGACTTGATGTCTGCTAGGTAATCACGGCTGAGATTGTTCAGCGAGTAACTGAACCTGTTTTCATCAAGCAGCGGTGCCACTACCATCGTATCACGTATTTGGCCACGCACCTTCACGCTTTCAGCAAGTAGCCAGCCCACATCGTATTGTGCGTTGTGGAAGATGAGCTGTTTGGCAGGGTCGCCAGTTATACTTGCCACCCAGCGTAATGTGCGGCGCGGATCAAGGTTTGGACCGATCTCATGCCGGATGGGGAAGTACCACTGATTATCAGCTACCGCCACCGCAATACCGATGATAAAGCCGTCTTGTCGTGCCCAGCCGCTACCTAACTCACGCAGGTTTGGGTCACGTGTTTCAAGGTCAATAGCTACAGTATCGTAAGCACGTAAGTCAGGATACTCGGTGGGTGCTACCCACTCTGTTTTTGGCGCGAAGAATGTCATTTGCCCTGGGCTTTTATTCATACTTACGCACCCTCATCAATTTACGGCAGGAGCACCTTGGCCATTTGTTTTTCAGCACACGAGCAACAATCAGCCTTTGTTCTTTGCAAACAGAACACACAGCTAACAAAGGTGTTTCCAAGCTATTACGCTCAGGTATCTTCGTTTGGGTCAATAGGCTCTTTGTTAATTTCATGGTTGTCCACTTGGCCGTTAAGCTGGCACCAGGCCTCTACCAAAAACAGGTATCGGCGTAGGTCGCGTATATCATCAATGATGCCTTCCTGCCGCTGGTCTTGGGCTACAGCTTTGAACACATCATAACCGTGCTGCTCAACTTGTAGCTCTAGCCTATCCCACTTGCGGGCCAGCATCATGTATGCGCCAACACCGCCACGCTTACGCCAGCTATCACCATAGCTAGCTTCTGCACGGTGCAAACTCTGTGTATCTTCCTGGGCAAGTTGTAGAACCTCAAGCGTGGTATCACTAAGCACTCTTTTCATTTGCGTCCACCCAATAACTGTTGCAATCCTCGGCTTTTACAAAAGTGTAGCCCGCTTGTTCCAACGCTGCATATTTTTGTAGTCGCACTTCGTTTTGCCTTTCTTCAAAGGCTTTAGTGCCTTTGCCCCTTGGAGCCACAAAATCTTCTGTGATGATTTCTACAGGGCGCACAGCAAAATCATAACCACACAAAATGTTTGCGTCGTTGCCCTCTGTGTCGATTTTGAGAATGTCAATGCGGGTAACTTCATTTTCGGCAAACAGTGTGTTCAAAGTTTTGATGTCCACCGTTTGATACTCATCTGTTAAGTGCTGTGCGATATAGTATTCCTCTGCAACAAGAGAAGAACGCATGCATTTTTCTTTTTGTGCAGGCGACCTACGATCAAAAAACCCATATTTGCCCATGTACAATCGGCCTACTTTGTCCTCTGTGTCAATGGCACACCGAACATATTTGTAGTCAGTGCCTTGCAGGCTTTTGTGAATCTCATCTTGCATGTGCATGTTTGGCTCAACCATCAAGCCAAACCATTGCTCTTTTTTGCGGTGCAACAGCTTGTGCGCTAGCGATTGTGTGCGCGCGTTGAAGCAGCCAATATCAACTATTACTTTTTTGTTTTGCTCCGGCACAGCCAAACTCCTCCTCTGGTGCTAACACCTTAAACCCTGCTTTTGTGACTCTGCGGTTAAGCCACTCGTGACATGCACGCCGCCAATCAGGCGCTTCAATCGTTTGCACGATGTCTTGCGCGTGGAGTATGTACGGCACCTCTTCTGAAAGTTTGTACCGCTTCCACTCAAGGTATGCTTCTGCAACGGGCACGGCTACGTCACGGAAAAAACTGTTTTTAGTCGTGCGTAGTTGATCTGGTAGCGTGCTTGAGTGCACATAATTTTGGCCTGTGTACTCAATAAACATTTGTAGGTCGCTATCAAACTTTTCAGTGTCGTGCACCAAATCTGCTAGGGGATACAGCCCATCGGTCGGGGGCAAAAGGTAAGGGTCGTAGTCAGGCTGCATACCATCTAGCTTACCAAGTGTTTCAAGGTAAGCATGAAAGTTATTGCTGAACTGTGTGTAGGTGCCGACTTTGCAGCCCACATGCGCCGCAACGTACTCTTGCAGGTAACTCATATGCACTGCATTCGCACCCAGCGCACCCCAAATCATATCATTACTGCGGTTGCACACTGTCATGTGGAGCCGCTCTAGGCTGTCAATGCGGAAGTAGATGTGCGTGTTGCATGGCAGATCGACGTTTTTGTTACTGCGCACTAAATCATCACGCGGATCCCACATACCTAGCACTGCCCTGCGATCGTTTGGGTAGCAGCTCAGCCGGTGAATCACTGTTTCAAGCTGGTCGTCAAAAAAGTGTTTGCGCCAACGATAGCCATACGCACCGTGGAAAGTTTTGCCGTTATCGCTGTACACAGACATGCGGTTGTTGAACCGTTGTATCCATTCAACATCGTTGCGGCCAGCTAGCATCCACATACTTTCCAGCAAGTGGAAGAATGGGTTTGCGTCACGCTCAGGGTAAAACAGCACCCGCTCACGGGGCAGTTCGTAGGTGATTGCTATTGGGTAGGGGAACTCCAGCGCAGGGCCATTGCGTGTATCTTGCTGCACGCCATGCTCCCGTATTGCCTGGTTGACCACATACAATGCCTCGCTGACATTGCGCACATTAAAAGCTCGCATGCTTTTGCCTCCTCGCTGGTTCAAGCTCTTCCATAGCTTGTATCAGGGCGCTGTCCAAACCTTCGCGCTCTTTAATAGCGTTTTGCACCCACATACTCTTTTGCTGTGCTTGCCACTCCTCTGGCACAGGCATACCTGCTCGTTGTATGCCTTCCAAAGATGTAACTGTCCACTCTGCCGGCACCACGTAACCAGCTTGTGTGAGTGTATGCACAGCCGCTTCGTCCACGTACATAAACAGGCCCACACTCAACGCTTCGTAAAAGCGGTTTGCAGGACTGGTGTAAACGTAGTGGCTTGTTTCATCTTCCAGGTACACCGTTGCACCATAAGCAGCTAACTCACCCAGGTCTTTGAACGGTTTGCAAAAGCTCACATGGTCAGGTGTGTATGGTCTCTGTGGGTGTGTAAGCACACAGTCACCTGCGGCCTCAAGGAACTTGCGCTGCACTTTGCCGGCGCAGCTTATAACCACCGGCCCACGTTTAACGCTGTCGCCGCCCAGCAGCAGCCTTCTGAAAGCGCCTAACCTACCGGGCCGGCATGCCCCCCAATAAAACAACACCGCCGGTTGTGCCCCCCTTAAAAGGGCTTTAGGCACAGCTTCGTTAAATGTAAGGGCGTTCCAATTTATATACCTGTCCCCAGGCTTACAGCAGTAGTCAGGCACCGTGCTCCACAGGTAGATGTCGCCCGTGGTAAAGGGGAAGTCGTGGCTCCAGCCACGTTCGTCCCGCACTACCTTTTGCACTTGGCTGATTGGGTGAACGTTATAATCGTTCTGCACATATATCAGTTTGTCACAACCCCGCGCTTGTTGGGCTAGCTCAAGCCGCAACTCTGGCGGAGCAAACGCACCCATGCTGTTTACATAGATGATGTTTTTGTACTGCTTCTGCCATAGACCAGGTTGATCTACCAAGGGCAGGTCAAACATGGTGGCAATGTATTTGGCGATGCGCGCGCTGGCGATAGTAGTCTGCGCAGCGCACTTCGTCAGGTGCACTACTACAGTATCAGCCATTGTATTCCCACGCCCCCTCGCCACGGTTGACGGTGCCTTCTTCTACAGGCCAGCTCAGCCCCCACATATAATCAACCTTACTACGGGGCCTGCCTTGGTCTTGGTATACACGCATCCACTTATCCCACTCACACAGGCTATGCTCAATGCAGCGCATGTCAACTTCGTTCATTGGGATGTGTGCACCTAAGTGCTGTGGAGCGTACTCGTCAAGCAGATCACGCATCTCATCATTCCAGTTTATGCCACTGGCGTTGAGTGGGCGGTTGCTCAAACGGTTCAGGCCACGCTTTGCTCCTGGGCCGGCGTTTGCCCAACGGAGTACATCAAGCGCCAGCGACAACACAGGCATATGGTTGAGGTCTGTCACAACCTCGTAAGCCATAAAGCCACCGCCACCCCAGCCACGATACTTACTCAGCTCGTTGTGGAACACTTGCAGGTATGGGTCGCTATGGGCAAGGTCTGCCAAATCTTCCTTAGCTTCCCAAATGGGCGCAAGGAAGTGGTCAACAACTACTTCTTCTTTTGGTAAGTTTAGTCCTTGGTTCGTTATGATGTATGCCCCTGTGAACACTTTTTGCTTTTTGTCTAAACGTTCACGGGCAACACTTTTCAAAAGCCCTGGGTTCCACTCCTCTTGCCAGCCCACTGAGGCAGCATATTCAGGCGTACCAAACATGCGGAATAAGCAGGTGTTGAAAATTTGTAGGCCCCAGGACTTATTATTGTTCGGCTGCGTCCAGTGGCGGCGCATCCATATAGTTACCCTATCGTTTTCGCGGAACGGGTTTGTGAACTTGTACGCGCGCATAATCTCATCGTCAGTCCAAGGTGCTGGCTGACCAGCTAACCTTTTGAGATAGATGTTATGGCGCTCGTTGATCCAGTAGAAAAATAATTCTACGTTCTCCTGGTCAAACTGCATGTTTTACTCCTGTGGTGGCATTTCCAAACGGATGACACCTTTTTTCACCGCTAACCAAATATCAGCAGACGAGCCCGCACTAGGTAACTCAGCAAGGCGATCAAGTGCCTCGCCTACGGTGCGGCTCTGCATTACCACCAACATATTCCGTGCGCGCTTGGTTTCTTTGCGAACGCCTTGCGGCTCATCGGCAATATTAATGATCAGCTGATTTTTGTTGATGCGTGGTTTTTTTGGCGCTGCTTTTTTCGGTTCGGCAGCGGGCGCAGCGTCAAGCTGCTCTTCAATGCTCGTAGCGTAAGGTACTGTTTCTTCGGTGCTCATCGGTAACTCCAAAAGTTCAGAGGATGTTCTTTTATGGTTTAAGAACATCCTCCAAACAAGTGTTGTTTTGTCGTTAAGCAGCCTTAGCCATATCTACTGCTAGGCTCAGGGCCTTGCGTTTTGTGCTGGCAGCACTGCCGAGCCATGCGCTGTACAATCCGTTGCCAGCTTGGCGGCTTTGCTTCTGGTGGTCAAGCACATATGTCACACCGTTCAGTGCACCCCACCACGTACCCTTGGCTGATTGCAGGTCAGCACCAGGGCTAGTTTCAATGGCCTCACGCACGGCCAGGGCAGTACGCTTGAACTCATCGCGGGTGAACGGCACCTCATCATTGCTGACCAGCAGGTTGGGCTGGAACAACTGTGCAACGTAGCGGTCAACAAGGTCATCCTTGGCAGCAGTAGTAGCAAGGAAGTCGACCTTTTCCTGGAAGTCTTGCAGCCCTGCATTGCTCAGGCCCAAGGCTTCCTCAGCAGCCGCCTGTACTTGCTCATCAAACATTTGGATGTGCAGTACGCGGAACCTGCTACCACCCTGACCAAGCGCAAGCGTCAAAGTGTTGTTACAAACAACCCGGATAGGCGTAAGCATAATGGTCATAGCCTTACCTACCTGATGGCTGTTGTTCAGCAACAAGTAACCACCAATTTGGTCCTCACTGCCGTTTACCCGAAAGTCACTGTTTAGCTTGGCCAAGCACCAAATATCCTTGCCCTCACGTAAGCTGCCCGCTGTCTCCATGGACATATTGCCGGCATCAGTGAACTTTTTGAAGAACTGCATTACCTCATCGTTCTGAAAAGGTATGTAATCATTGCCGCACACACTCAGCCGGGTGTTGTCACTGTCACGCATAAGTACGTGGTCATCAGGCAAGTGTGTGAAGCTAGTTTCTTGGGTAGGGTCAAGCAAGTTCCAAACGTTTGGTGCGCTTGGCGTATATAATGGCCGCTTGCTAACGGTCCAGTTGAGCTGTGCTGCGATGAGCATCTCCTCGGGTGTCATATCGTGCTCGACTTTGGTCCCGAGTCCGTGCCAGGGCGTCTTCCCGGCGTAAGCCATTGTCTCTACCATGTGTGCCATTTTGTTTCTCCATAAAGCACTTAGTGTGTAGTAACCGAGTCATCAAACCAACTGTCATCCACGGGGTGCATGGCCGTCGGTAAATCTGCAAACTCGTCGTGAGAAAGTGGTAGCACTGCCGTTTGGCCGGAAGTGCTGATCATGAAGGTAACCATTACGCATTGCGCAATAGTGTCTTCATTGTATTTGTAAACAGGATACCAGGCCTCTGGCAGTGCCTCAACACTGCGCAGTTCCCAGTGGTCCCAGCCGTTGTCTCTGGCCTGTAAGTTCAAGGTACGCAATATGCCTTTAGTGGCATATGTAACCTCAATCTCTGAAGGCCCTGCTTCACTGTGCATGTAACAATCCTCCGTAATAGTTACAAACACACAGTAGCAAGCATGACCAAAGAACAAACTGGTTTTTACTCAATCCGACAAACTAAGCAGGGATGATGTATCCGTGGCCATGCATAGGATGTACAAGGTGCAATGATTGCTTTGCCCTAGTTAAGCCGACATAAAACACACGCGCTTCGTCATCCTGCTCTGCAGCAGTCCACCGGCTACGTGATCGCTTACTTATATCGGTCACCAAACACACGTTATCAGCTTGGGCACCTTTTGCCCTGTGAATGGTTGATATACGGATGCGGGGCTTACCTGTCAAGTTTTCACCTTTTTTCAAACAAGCTGCGATGTACCGCCGGTCGCGCTCGCTAACTAGGGCTAGTGCTTCGTGCCAAGGTGCTTTAGTCATCAAGCCAAAGTTATCCATCAAGTCTTGCAAACTGTACAAGCCGTCTTCTTCAATGTTCGGCAGCCCCTTGTAGCCGTAGGCGATCTGATCGTTTATGCGGAAGTATTTGTACACTTTGCGTATCTCAGCCACAGGTAAACGCGCACCCTCGCGCAACCGCTCCCACAAAGTGATTGCACGTATCACCTTACTGTCAGCGGTAGAGCTGCCCTCAAAGTCATACAAAAAGCCACGGCTGCGCACCTCTTCCTCAAGCTGGTTAGCGCCACGCACAGTGCGAGCTAGCAACAGCCAATCACCACTGGATAAGTCAACCTGCTCGCTGTGCCTGTACCAAAACAGAGTGCCATCTTCATCACGCGGCATGAACGTTTTATCCCTGCGCGAAAAGATGCGCTGTATCAACTTCTGGCTGACTTCATGGTGTGAACGTGGTATGCGGTACGACTGTGACAGCGTATGTACTTTGCCCGCAAGATTGATGAAGTGGTCAACATCAGCACCCGCCCATCGGTAGATAGCTTGGTCATCATCACCTGCGATATACACGCGCTGTGCGCGCTCGGCTATTTTGTGGACCATGCGCCACTGCAAACTAGATAAGTCTTGTGCTTCGTCAACAATTACAACGTCTAATCGGGGTGCGAACTCACTAGCTACAAAATGCTCGATCATGTCAGTGTAATCAAACATGGAATGGACTTTTTTGTAGTGGGCAAGCCCACGAGCAACATACTCAAGATTGCGCCACGTAATCAAATGCCGGGCTGGGCTGTCTTCATATACTTTGCGCAGTGGCTTTTGAATGATGCGCGCAATATTGATTAACTCAAGGTATTTATCGCCGTAGCCAAAATCTCTGAACGGGCCTGTTTCTGTATCATATCCAAAAAAGCTACCAATTTTCAGCCAGTTCGCTACTTCGTCAAAATGCTTACGGCCCATGATTTGGCTACGGATAATACCGATTTGTGTGTATGCAAGGCTGTGTAGAGTTCTAAAATACGGTAGGTCACTTGCAGAAAGGTTGAACCGCTCCATAGCGCGGTGCTTTGCCTCAAGGCTGGCACGCCGCGTGAACGCTAAGTAAGCGATACGATCTGGTGGCACACCATCTGCCAAACATTTTTCTACAATGCGTATGCTAGTTTCTGTTTTGCCCGTGCCTGGTGGGCCAAGGAATATTTCTATCATAGCACGTCTTTTTCAGCGGCGAGTGGTGGTAGGGCTAAGGGCTGCTCTTCACCTTCAAACATGCTTTGCGGTAACGACCATACATGCACGCCCTTATTGCGCACTCGCCAAAACGTTTTTTCAGCAGTCATGTCTTGTAGGCGCAACGTAATTTTGTTTGACCCGTATGAGGTGAAGTCGTTAGCTTGTAGATGCTTGCGCACATCTTTCACCTGGAAAAACACGCGGTCCTCCACCCATACGGATATGCCTTGCAGAATGTCGTCGCGGTCTGTACCACGCGCCCGCTCACAGCAAAATGAAAACAGTAAGTCTTCAAACTCACCTTCAAGCGTGGCATCAGGCGGCACCTCAACCACAGTAACGTTATCTAATAGTGTCTGTATTTTGGTCTGCCAAGCGCGTTGGTTTACCGTAACGGGAAACCTGTTAATCTGCGCAACGCACTCTTTTTGAAACTGCGTTTGTACCGTCAGGCCACTGGTAGTTAGCTCAAGCCGCTGGCCATCTACGTTCAGCAGCCATATGGGTGGATCACCATTTATTTTTGTTAAACTAGAAAGGTCGCTACTTATGCCTGTTGGTCCTACACCATACTTACGCTCACGGCATAAAACTTTATCACAGTGTGCATTTATAGGTTGGTCCTCACAACGGTAAAAATAATCTTTTTTACTAAGCTGTTTTATTATGGTGCCCACTTCATTGTGACCAAGGGGCGGGTTCAAATGTTCAATATTATATTTATGCACTAATGTTTCCCAGTTCTCTTCATCAAACATTCGTGCATATACGCCTAGATTAAACAGCGCATTATTGCGGCTGCCCTCGGTAAACCCGCGTGCGCATAAATGTTGAAGGCACGGTGGCCCTTGTTCAAGAACTTCAGTGGGTGCGTATCCGCCAAACAGTTCAGCTATGTTTAGAACATGAAATTGTTCAAAGTTCAAAGTACGTTCTTTAGAAACAGAGATAAATTCAGCCATATCCAAACTATTACCGGTAGTATCAAAAGCGTACCGTACGGTGCGCTCACCGGCTTGATACGGCATATTCAAAAAATTACCAACGTCGCCACGGTCAAGAAGTAATTGCTCTTGTTTTGGAAATATTTCGCTTTTTGCAAACCCTAATGTCGCGGCTAATTCTGTAAGTTTCCGCCGCATATCTGCAGCAGTCACTGGTTCACTACAAAACATCCATAAATGTGCGCCGCCAGACTTACTACGACCGACCACTACAGGTATTTGTTTTGTGGCTAACTCTTTAGCTAACTTCGGTAAGTCAACCGAATAATCATCAATATCAATAGCTCCCCAATAGCAGGTATTATCGGTACGGATAGGTATGATGGCCAGTCCCGTACCTCCTGCTAAGTGTTCCTTCCAATGTTCCACGGTAGCCGGCAGGCGAACAGCACTCGTTGTGCCTTGTTGTTTCACCCGCCCATTAGATTGCCCAATTACAAAAATGCCATGTGCAATCTCGCTACCTTGGAACAGTTCAAAGAACTGCTCCGCTATGTCCTGCATTAGAACGGTGCTTCTTCATCACCCGCAGGTGCCACCGTTTCTTTAGCTTGTACATCGCCCGCAGCACACGCTTTTTTGAAGTCAACGCACTGTAAGAACAACGCCTCATCAGCTTGGCCACCACCGGCAGCAAGCTGACGTTCATGGGCGATGTCCCACCCAAACCAGTCACCTTTGTCGTTTGACTCAGCAACAGTTTTAAGCCGGTACATTTGGCTGAAGCTAGGCAGATTGAACAACGTGCCATCCTTACGCTTGCCTTGGAAGCTGGCCTGTAAGGCAAGCCAACGCCGGGATTTTTTGAGCTGCGTGCTAGACATTGTGATGATGCACTTATGCAAAGCACCAGCATGTGGCATGATTACAAAAAACTGCGCAGTGTTCGTAAGCAAATTGCCGTTGGGCAAAATGTCCTCACCGCGGTCATTTTTTGTAGTGGTTTTTATGATAGCATCGTCTGGGCTGTGTGAACTTACGAAGCCGCCACCAGATGCACGCGGCTGCCACTCAATAAAGCGGCGGTTGAAGTAGCATGGCACAACAGATATACCTTGCTCACCATCGTACACTTCGTTGCTGACAGTGTTGAAAATCATGCCAGCCTCGGCACCATCAACATACGCACCATCACGCTTGTTCACTTGTGGGCTTAACTGTGCAAGTATGCGCAGAAACGGTATGGCAAGGTCGTCAGCAGTGACTTCTTCCATGCCCTCGCCAGCAAACGATTCAAAGGCGCTGGCGTCAAACGCGACGACCTCACCTTCGGACTTCTTTACAACGGCCATGTTATCCCTTCCTCAAGATAGTTGCCTTTTCCCCAATAAACACATTGAACAGGTCATGGGGCAGGTCTGCACCCTGTTCAACTTGCTCACGTACAAAAGCCTTCAAGGTCATAGGTTCAATCCACTTTTTAGTGCTGACCCTATGGCCTGTGCCCTCAAGCGAGTCTGCTAATGTAACAGCATCGTTCTCCTCACCCCGGCTGAAACTAGCCGTGACTTGGTTTTTGATCAGGTCGCCAAACCCGTTTTTGTTCAGCCAATCGTATGCTGTTTCCGTATTATCTTTGTTGATTGAAGCACCGTAGTACGGCTTGATAGATATCTTACTGCCATCGCGTAGTTCAACACTGCTCAACCCAATCTCCTGCATCGCGGCAGGTAATAAGTCTTCCTGTACAGAACGTAGCTCTTCCTTAAACTTTTTGAGCTTGCCTTCTGCAACAGTTATTTTGTCATGCAAGGCTAGTTGCCGCTGAGCCAGATTGCTCACTGTTTCAAGCTGCACATCCTGCATTTGAAACTCGTCATGTGCTAGCTCAAACATGTCTACTGAATCTTCTGTCATTTACTGTCCTCCACACAAGGCACGGTGCGTCCACAAATCTACCAACACGGGCTGGTAGGTTTGACTAAGGCGGTCCCACCGCAATAATCTAAACAAGCCACCCGTAGTATCGCTGACAACAGCGCATGCGATGCCAATCCAAACAGGGTCGCCTGCCAGAATCAAGTAGTCTCGATTTGTAAGAAAGTCATGCAAGGTTTCTTGCACAGTTTTGATATTCTGCTGCGTTACTGGTGAGTCGGGGGGCAGCAACGTTTCAACTTCACCAAACTGAAACGCATGTGAGATGTCTCTGCCACGCATTTCTTGGGTTATGTACACCGTCATGGCATGTTGCCTATGACAAGGTAACAACCGAACGCTAGTAACCAAATTGTGAAGTAAACTGTCGTAAGCATGGGGCCTCCTTTCTACGAGTGCGCTTACCGTATTACAGTATTGCGGCGCTGAGGTTATGCCGCAAATGGTATTTTGTCAATCAGACTAACCACTTTTTGTAACCCTCAGCCATCACCTCTGTGGCCAAGTTCAGCTTGCGCCGTAGGGCAAACAGTATCTTGCTGTCTACGCTTTGCGAAGTGACGATGTCAATATATGTCACCTTATTAGTTTGGCCGATGCGGTGCGCTCTGTCCTCTGATTGCAGGCGCACCTCAAGGTCAAAACCGTTGGAGTAGTAGATCACCGTTTTGGCTTCTGTCAGGGTCAAGCCATAACCGCCAGACCTCGGCTGCCCTACAAAAAAGCGTAGAGGATTTACCGGGTCTTGGAACTGTCTTACGATATCAGTGCGGTCTTCTGTTGACGTATCACCATAAAATAAGCGGTAACTTTTTTCTCCATACACTGCTTTAAGTTCAGCGGCTACTCGCTTCAAATCATGGGTAAAATTACACCAGATAATCATCTTGCCATCTGTTTCTTCAATAGCAGCCATCAAGGCTTTGATCTTGTTGGTAGGCAACTCTACAAGCACGCCCTCATCTGTTTTAACGTAGCCAGAACATATCTGTTGCATGCGCAGCATTTGTGACAGCACCGTGCTTGCTGTTACCTGGCCCTCTGCCAAGAACGCCATCGCAGCTTTTTTCATAGTGTTGTATGCTGCTTTTTGTTCTGGCGTAAACTCAACCTCACGCTGCACATACACCTTATCAGGTAAATCAAGGCACTCCTCTTTGCGTACCCGGTAGCTGAACGGTTGTATAATGCGGTTCAGCTCATCAAGGTTTTGGTAGCCCATCACTTGTTGAAAGCTGTGCGCGCCCAAGGTGCGTCGTTGCACTTTGGCGTATCTGTTCAAAAAGCCCCAGTAACTCGCTTGCTGCAAACAGCCACGTTCCAAAAACTCACACTGCGAAAACAAATCCAGCGGGCTTTGCGTGATAGGCGACCCCGTAAGTATGCGTTTATATTTTACAAACTTTGCAATCCGGGTCAGGGCCTTTGTGCGTGCCGCAGTCCGGCTTTTGATTGTTGTGCTCTCGTCAACAGCCAACAGCATGTCGGGGAAGGCTTTTACTACGCTGAACAAAAAATCAGCGCCACGCTTTGTGCTCAAGGCTTCTACGTTCATAAACAGTAGCTTCAACATGTCAGGCTGTGGGTTCATAAACTGTAACCGCGCGCCCTCAAAATGTGAGCTTTTGCTAGGGCTCCAGCACAGTACGTCTAGCGGAATGTCACTAGATAGGTGCTTCTCAAGCTCATTGTGAAACCAGTTCAGATAAACGCTTTTTGGTGCGATGATACAGGCACACGATATCTCGCCACGCTGACGCAGTATGCCGATGTTATCAAGCAGCACTTTACTTTTACCAGTGCCCATATCCATGAAATACGCGAAGAACTTTTTATTGTAGCCGCGCTCCAAGGCTTTACGCTGGTGCTCGTATGGCTCAGTTTTGAAGGTATATTTCATAGCTCATCAAGCCTTTTGTGAACATGCAAGCGTCAAGCGCCAATGCACTGCTGAACAGCAATACGCTCAGTAGGATTGCTTGCCAGTAAACCATGCTGCACCGTAGCTAGCCCGACTGTGCAGGAACACCGTTTTTTGTTCATTATACAGTTTTGCAAAAACTTTTACTATATAGATGAGATATCGGAGAAATTTGATGAGAAAATTTTATTTTCTCCAAAAATATTCCAATATCTCACTATCTCGCTATCACAAAAAGTCTGACTGGCCCGCGCGACGATTTTGATTTTTTTACAAAAGTGAAGGCCGGATCTCCGCTATCACTCTCTATATAGCAAACTAATTATTCAGCGGATTGTCCAAGGCTTTCTGCACTTTTTCATTCAGCCTTGTTTCATAATCTGCCATCTGTTTGTCGAAGTTTGCCTGGAGTTTATCCATTTGGCGATTGACGTTCTTCTGCAACCGATCCAGTGCTGTATCCACTTTGTTTCGCAGGGCAGTACCCTCTTTTTTGTTTTCCCTATCCAGAGTGCGGAAGTCCTCACGCAACCCACGGCGAGTGTTTGCAATACGTTCTTCTGTTTCGTGAAGCACGCCACGCATCTCTTTCTCAAAAGAGCGTAACACATCACGCATCTGGCGATCGAGGTTTGTCGTTTTTGTTTCTATTTTGTAGATGATATCTTGCTGTTGATTAATCTCAGCTTTCAAATCAGTTTTGATGTCACGCGCTACTTCTTCAGTAAGCCGCACAAGTTCAACTTGCTCATCTACTTTTGACTGCACCACGGCAAGGCGATTATCAAAACCAGAAAGGTCAGGCGCGACATAGTTTTCAATCATCTCGCGCATGTTCATATAATCTTTGTAGAACTCAAACGCGCCGTACAAGCCACCAGCCAGCGTTGACAGGCCCATGATAACAGCCACCATACGCCCGCCTTTGAACTTGATACCTGCAAACTCTAGCTCAGCCATCAACGTTTTCCTTCAACGCGGCCTGTGTATTGTTGCTGTTCTAGCTGGTTGAACTTAGCATCGTTCAGCAAGTATCTACTCACCCGCCTGTTATCTACTACCTCGCCACCCGGCATTTGTTGCTGATTATAAAACGGTTTGTCCTGTAGCTGCACACCCGTATAGTTTTTGAACCCTGGAACGTAACTCATCACTGCAATAACATTCAGTTGGAGTTGTTTTTGTTGTTCCAATGCAGCACTCTCACCCATGCGCTCGGCAAGGTTTTGACTGCGCTTGGCAATCAGCTTACGAACTTTTTGCAACTTACGTTGCTCTTTTTTCTTGGGCTTTTCCTCAACCTTTTTCTCGGGCTGTTGATCTTTTCCTTCTGCCTCTTTTTGGTTTTCTACTTCATCTGTAGATTTGTCGCGATCTGGTTCGGCACCAACTTCCGGCTCATCACGGGCAGGGGCTGACACTTCCTCCTCTTCAAGCTCCTCTACAAGCTCCTGTTCTATCTCGGCAACAACCTGCTCCTGCTGTTCGGCCAGTGCCTCCTGGGTCTGCATACGGACCTCAGTCTGCAGTTCAAGGCGGCGCTCTAGTACAGCAACAGTTTGCACATCTACAACCGGCAGTTCGGGCACCACGGTAGTCACGTTAGGTAAACCTTCTACCTCGACCACAGCGGTTACATCCTCTGCTACGGATACAACTTGTGTGGCATCTTGCTGTGCATCGGGTACTACTTCCTCTGTAACTTCAACGGCAGGTTCTTCTTCCTCAACCGCTACCACCTCTTCCTCTTCTTCAAGCAGGGTTGCGGCAAGCGCATCTTGGTAGCCATCACACGTTGGGCTGAACAACGGGTCAACAGAACAGTTTTGGGCAATCACAGCTTCGGCATAGCCTGGGCAACCTGAGTCGTACAGCGCATCAAGGCTGCACTGCTGCGCATAGTAAGCCTCGGCATAACCGGGGCACCCGGTATCGTACAGGGCGTCAAGGCTGCACTGCTGGTCGTAATAAGCCTCGGCATAGCCTGGGCAGCCGCTATCATACAAGGCATTTTGGCTGCACTGCTGATTGTAGTAGGCTTGCTCGTACCCGGCGCATGAACTGCTGTACAGCGGGTCACTGTCACATGGGTCAGCAGGCTCCTGTGTGACCACATCACCACCGCCACCGCCACCGCCGCCTGTGTCTGTTGTGGTGTTGGTCAGCCCGGTTGTGCTGCCGTTCTGGTAACTATACTGCGTACCGTTTGGCGACCAGCCAGTGATGCGAGTATCCTCAAAAGCAGAGCCAAATACATACGGCTGCTCTGCTGTGCCGCTGCCGTGGTCAAACTGGTGTAACTGACCTTGTGTTACATCGCCCATAATTGCGATTGTATAGCTATGGTCTGTCAACTCCATATAGTCGTGGTGCATATCAAACGAGCCATCTGGCCGTATCTCCAGCCCTACACTGTTTGCATTGTTTGTGTCAAACTCATCCAAGCCCTTCCACATATATCGTTGAAACTGGTCGGAGCCTTGCGTATACAGTTTTGCTTTGCCGTCAGCTTGAATCAAGTCTGTCCAAAATACGGCGATTGCATAATTGTAAGTGTTTACAGTGATTGTTGCGCTTTGCAAATCAATCCCGTCACAGCACCAATGGAAGGTGGGCGTTGATACATCGGTGGCCGTAAAGCTGACTACACCGTTTGTATGCATGTGCGAGCGCGTAAACGTCTGCCCAAAAAAGGGGAAGTCAAACTGCAAATCAACGATAGCTGACTGATCATCAGCAATGGTCAATTCGTTGATTGTACCATCTGCGTCGCTGGTAACTTGTGCTCTGGCATCAAAGGAGTAGAAGCAACCCAAGAAGGCCCAGAGAACCCCAACCAAACATAGATTTTTCATTGGCTTCCTGCTGTTTACGGTCTGCATCTTCATCACGTTTTACAGGCACCATGTCGGGGTTTTGTTCCCACTCAGCTTGGGCAGGGGCACCGATTTTACCAAGGAACGGGCATGGTGTACCCGCCATTGTCATAGCATCGAACACGCGGCGGTCTTGGCAAAGCACGCTCACGGCAGCTACTTTCATACCCATATCGTACAGAGTTTTGCTAAGTTTTAGCCGTTCGCAGTTCGGGTCGCGTATTGTACTGCCTTTACTAAGGCCAAGAATCTGCGTCTGCACGGCGCTACTCGCGCCTGTTGTGCACAAATCCATATTGTTACTATTGATGCTAGGTGAAATAGCACTGGGCGGTGGATTGATGACTATTGTTTTGGTTTCAGCATCAGTGTTCACCTTACTATCGCTAGTAGATGTAGACTCAGAGGTCGACGTATTAGTGTTGTTATTAGTCGTTGTGACAGTCGTTTGCGTATTGCCTGCCAGCGGTAGTGTGAACAGAAATATAAACGCTAGCAGCAGTACAAGCCCTACGCGTTTGATCATTCATCCTCACCAGTAGCCATCATGCCAGCCAAACGTTCCGCACGCTGGCCTACCTGTTCAGCCCAACGGGAGTCAAGCATTTCTACACTTGCTTGCTCGTAATTACCATCAACCAGCGCAGCATGAAAGTTTTCAAACTTGTTCAGCGTGGGCCTACCCATATTGAACATCATATCTGCCAACACTCGCTGGCGCACTTCATCCAGTTCGCGCCAGCCATCCCACCAAACATCAAGTTCTGACATAACAGTGTGTATGTCGTTATCAAGCAGGTAATCAATCTCATCATCAGTCAGTCCAACATCATCAAGGTTACGCCCCACACCGATTGTAGTTTTGCCTACAGTATCAACGTAAGGCTTATGCTCCACGCCTTCGTGCAGGCGTAACTGTTCAATCAAACGCTGTTTATCCACGTGTGCCTCCAAACAAGTCCAAGCCGACTTGTTGTAGTTGTTGCACGGTTTCTGGTGCCGGCAGTGCAGCGATGCCGCGACCACCTGTGGCTGGGACCGCTGGTATGCCTAGCCCTGCCACCGGCGACGGTGTGGCTGGGGCCGCTGGTATGCCTAGCCCTGCCACCGGCGACGGTATAGGTGCACTTTGCAATCTCGGTAAATTCACATTGGAGCCTGTTATCACATCATCGCCATCATCGCCACGTAGGCGGTCAATGACATTGCTACGTTTACGCAAATCTTCGTAACGTTTGAAAATTTCGTCACGTTTTGGGCCACGGTAATTTTCAAGGCTGTAGAAATTATCATCTATCGCAATCAAACGCTCTTGCTTATCTTCGTAATTACGGGCGTTTGACTGCAAATAGTACAAAACCATTTCGGCTTTACGATTAGCTAATTGTTGACTGTTTAAAATTGTTTCTAACCGTTTACGACTGACAGGGTTCAACAACAAATTGACAGTGTTTTTAGTAGCCAAAATTCTATAAATGTAATCAACTGGTTTGAAACCGCGTTTTACTGGATCTTGGGCAAGCCCTGCTGTTGCTAAAGATTCAGCGCCACCGGGTAGAGTTTCACCTAAAAGCTGGCCTACCTCTTGAATTGTATCGACTAAGTTTTTGATATCCTGCACGCCTTTCAAGCCGGTGTTCTGACTGAAAGTCCAATCAAGAAACTCTCTTGCAAAATCATCGTCTTGCATATCTTGTATGTTACGTGTGACTTGTTCCATATCAAGAGTGGATAAAATCACTCGACCACCAGGGGTGCGAGCGAGTTTTGATTTTTTACCCGTCAATAAAATTTTTTCCAGCAACTCAGCCTGCACTTGTGGCAGAGCTCGCTCAAGTCCAGATTTTTGAGTGTCAGGAAAACGATTCAACGCATCTTTGAAAAAATTAGATAAATCTTTGCTGTTACTTTTTGCGTATTCTCTTTGCATAACACGAACGAAAGTGTTCGTCACATCTTCTGAAACCATATTGCCAGTCAGAGATTCCCTCACAGCATCAGAAAACAACCTTGCTTTCCGTTCCGAACGCTCTTGTTCCAGTGCTGTGTCAAGATACAACTTTCTGTCTGCTTTGTTTGGCAACACCAAGCGCAAAATTTCGTTGTCAGCGTCAACGCTTGTCAGGTCTTCTACCCCAAGCATTTGTCGTAACTCACCCGCTTGGTTTTTAGAACTTGACATGCGCGCTTTGAAAGCAAGTGTTAGATTGTTGAAAAAATCTTTTTTGTAACCTGCAAGGGTTTTTGGCTCACCACCTGTAGCAGCGCGTGCGGAGCTTGCCATAGATGGTTTCAAACCCAAACCTTCAGCGACTGCTTGAGGGTTTATGTCTGCGAGGTTTTTGAGTGTGACTAGAGTTTCTTGATCAAAAGTTTTCGCACCAGACAGCAAAGGGTCTATTAACGTTTGCAGTGGTGAGTTATTACCTCTACTGAGTTGATCCAGCACATAATCTGTTTTGCGCATTGAGCTTTGCTGACCGTAGATCGCGCGAGCCAACTCATACATATTACCTGCTGTCGTGTCACGAAAACTGATGCTCGCGCCGACCTCGTTCAACATTTCTTCAAGTGTCTCATTCATGGCCTTAATTTCATCGACAGGACCACCTGCTAAAGACTCTTGTTCAAGCCTTTGTTTCAAGCCATGAATTTGATTAAGTACACTGGTGCGCTCTCCAGTAATTGGGCTTTTTGAAGCTTTTGCAAGGCTGTCAATACGTTGAATGAGGTCTGCATATTGAGACAAGCCCTCAGGGATTGCATCAATCGTTTCCGGAGCTTGTTGCCCCACGGTGCGTGGGTTCTGAAGTCGTTTTGAAAGTTCTTGTAATCTTACCAGCCGATTTTCTATTATTTCTGCTAGTTCGCCTTCAAGTTTAGCATCCTTTGATTTTGCAGAGTTTAAAGCGGTATCATACAGCGAAGTTGCATTGTTGCGCATGCTGTCAAGCACGCCTTGCAAGTTTGCTCGCGCTGCTTTTGCTGCTGCTACACCTGCCGAGCCAACGTCAGCACCACTGAAGGTAAGCGCATTCAACTCTTCAAGGGCATCATTGAAATCAATACGATAGCTATTCGCCAAACTCGTCAAATCATTTTGCGTCAATTTACTGTTTTGTCGTAGCCGCACAATGCGGTCAACAATTTTATCATGAATTTTACCTCCTGTTTTTTCTACAGTTGCTTGAGCCTTTTCTGGAGCAAAACCTAAAATACCTCTTACAAAGCCACCAGCAATGCCGCCTCTGAGTAAAATAGAAGCTGTGGGTAATGAAACGTCTTCACCTAAATCTCTTGCAATATCTTTAAAAATTGTGCTGTCAGCTTTTGCTGATGCTGCTTTTTGCAAAGCCGTCTGTAAAACGCCATCGCCACCAACAAACAGCTTTTTGATTTGCCGGAACCCAGGCGGACCAAAAGAAGCGATGCCACCTTCAATCAGCGCGTCAATCAAATTTATGTCTTCTTCAGTGGTGTCAAGACCAGTCATAGCACGACTTGTTGCTTGCCCGATGGTCTGCGCCACGCCTGCAGCTATGCCTCGGCCTAAGAACGTTGCAAACTGTAGCCCAAGGCTGGCAGCACCAGTTTGGGGAAAAATAGCATACGCTAGCATCGGCAGAACGACCTCAGGTGAGGCAAGGTTTTCTATTGTTCCAGCACCAGAACTTTGAAAAAACTCGCTCAACCTATCTTGTGCCTGCTCATCCCCGCGTGCTGCCTTCAAAGTATCAAGCGCGAATGTTCGTAAATCAGTAAAATCGTCATATACTTGCAAGCGAAAAACTTGCCCGCCTTCTTCTTTTTGATAAATTTTTTCATACACAGGTTTGCCGTCTGCATCAACTCCTACTTGAATAGGGCTGAGCAAACGTGCCTCTCTGCCAAAATTTTGTCGTAATATCTGATCAATCTCTTCATCATCGTTCGCTTGCAGCATGGCAAAAGTTTGCGCGGTATCAAGCCCATTATCATACATATTAGTGATACGAGCGCCGAGCGCACCATCCTTGCCCGCGCGTGCTAACAAATTACGTCGTCTTTCTGCAAACAGCGCCGTTTGGTTTTTTGTATCTGCAAGTTCTTCAAACTTTGCTTCATCAAAGTCTGGCAAAACATCAGTGGGATTTGTAAAAACGCCACCAATCGTCGTTATAGATTTAAATAAACGTCGTTCTGCTTCTGCCGTTGGTGCGTCAAACCCTGTTTGACCAATAATTTTTCCGGTAAGAAAATCTTTCTTACCAAACTTTTCTAAAAATTTTTGTGGGTCTTTGCGCTGTTCTCTGTCAATCAAATCACGAATATAGGCTGTCTGTGCAGGGGTGTTCAAGCCACCGAGCAAAGGTATGCGCATACCCAGCATGTCAAGAGCGCTACCAGCATCTTCAGGAACGACGACTTGACTTTCTAAGTCTCGCTTTTCAAATTCGTCAAGTTCATCTGCTTTTCTTGACAGTACGTCGTCTAAAAAATCAAGCTCTGACATTATTCAAGACCCCCTATTTTTTTGATTACTGTGATAAGGAGTGGGCGCGTAGGTACTTGCAACGGAATGTCAGAGCCAGGCAAGACTTGATCTTGCAAGCCAAAGTTTTCACTTTGTATGCCTTGCAGAACGTATTGCATGAGTTTTTTCTGTTGATCCCTACTCAAGTCATCGAACTGTATAAATTTGCCTTCTGCGTCTTTACCGTTTTCCAAATACTTGGTTGCAATTTTCTTGACAACTTTAGCGAGGTTGCCTTCGGAAAGATACTTTTGTGGCGTGCTTTCCAAAGCATTACCAATCAAATTACCTCGCCTATCCCGTTGCGCATTTTGCTCTGCAATAGCGCGAAACGCAGATTCAAAAGAGTTAGCGGCAGCGGCAGGTGTCAGCGGGGTAGATCTAATATTTACCTGTTCAGCCTGTGCTGCTTCATCTCTTTGCTCCATTGCATACAGAGCTGGGTCAAACTCAACGCCGTCATCTAATCTGTACTCATTTTGTTTCTCAAGTTGGAACTTTTGCAGTCTTGACAACAAATCTCTTTGATTCAGTTCTTTATTTGTTTTACTTTCATTGAGGAAATCAAGGCGGATTTTTCTGAACCCTGTGTCGAGAGACCTGACTTGTGTCAGCGTCTTATTGTAGATTTTTCGTAACAATCTAACAGATTCTGGACTGCGATCCAAATCGCCTGCAGCAGCTTGCATCGCTACTCTAAGCTCTTCTCTGTTCAAGTTTCCAGGAAAATACTGGGTAAAAGCCAAGACCAGTTGGGCGTTTGCCGCCATGAGAGCGCGTGCAGCCGCATCTTGAGTGATGAGATCATCACCCATCTCATCACCGCTGAGAACATCGCCTGCAAAAGATTCAAACAAATCAGCTGCTTCAGGCACTAGCTCTCTAGCAAAAAGTATGGTTTTACGTATCTTATTTTTAAATTCACCAGCAGGCCCTGCTTTTGCGATGTCACTCAAACCTTCAACAGTTCCGAGTAGACTGTCAATCTGACCAAGTTGATCAACTTGCTTACTGATTGGATCTACCAACTCTGTAATTGCTTTTTCAGCGCTTTTATTTAACAGGTTTTCACGATCGATCAACATCATTTGACCAAGCGTCAGCGGCGGTGTTTTGGCGGTATTTTGTATATCGATTTGTGCTTGTATTATGTTGGCTTGCTCAGTATCTCCACGTGCAAGAGCAGCACGTTTATCTTCAATCAATTTGCCAATAGGTGAAGCGGCTCCTTGGCCTTTGTCAGCTGCGATGCGCTCTTTGCTTGCAGTTTCTCTTGCCGCTGCGCTACGTTTCAACGCTTCGGTGAGCGCAAAATCGCCAGTTTTAATTTGTTGTTCCATGAGAGCTTGTTTTGTCAACAAGTCACTTTTTGTTTTTTGCTCGCGCTGAGCAGCAAGCTGTTGTGCTGCTGCTTGACTTGCTGCTGCAAGCGCAGCGTTGATGCCGCCACCTTGGTCGCTAGGTGCAAGCAGTCCTTGAACAAATGGCGCCCCTACAGCGAGTGCTGTTTCAAATGGTGACATTTGTTGAGGTGCATAAGCGGCTGCAATCTCTTCTTGGGACGGCAAGAAACTGCCGCGCAAGCGTTGCAACGCTCTAAAATCACTGACAATGCCACCTTTTCTGAGTTTTTGCACAGGTAGCTTGCCAAACACTTCTTCTTCTACACCAAACGTTTGCGGTGACATCATGTCTGCAATGCCACCCATAGGCGCGTCACCAAGCTCAATCATCGCCATTGTCGGCTGTACAAGAGCCAATACACTATCAGGGGTGGCGTTTGCATCTTTGCGACCAACATAGCCAGCCAGTTCAGTGCGATACTCTTCTTCACTAGCTTGCTTACCGCGTAGCGCGTTCATGATACCGACATTATCATCGGCAACATCAATAGCAGTCTCGGTATCAGCAACGCCCTGTGCAATCGCCGCTGTTAGTTCCGCGCCGACTTGCTCACCAGCGGCCTGATCCATGGCCATACTGGTAATGCCACTGCCTTCTACCATCGGCATTGGTGCGTCAAACAAAGGGCGTTGCAATGTATTCATAGTGACTACCTATTACCAAATAGCTGGCCAGTCTGTAATCCTGTTATACCGCCTGCGATTGCGCCATAAAACGGATTAGTCTGCCCAGTAGATGCTTGCTGGAACGGTACAGATTGTGAAGTTGGTACACCACGGAAGAAGTCACCCACGATGCCAAAGTCACGAATCGGGAAGTACTCTTGCTCAATCGCTGCGCCGCGCTGCGCTTCTGCCGCTTTTTGCGCGATATCAAGCGGTATCGCACCAAGCTGACCAGCTTGCTGTATCCCACGTTGGCCTGTAAGCGCGCTTTGCGCACCTAGCTGGCCGATGCCTTGCCCAAGCGCACCAATAGCACGGTTAGCCCCGATAGCTGTTTGCGCCTGTAGCTGACCGCCAGCTAGGTCTGTGCGAGCACCTTGTAATC